GCGCTTGTGTTCAGTGATGATGTCAAATAGTGATGTGGTGCGAATGTTGACCAGGCTTCGTGCGAGATACGGCTAATTTCCAACTCGATTGGCGGTCGGCATCTAAGTGACCTCCATAGAAATGTATTAGATGCTGGCTCGTAAATCCAGTCAGGGTCTAACCATTCTTGTATGTCATAGTGGCAAGAAACTGCCACAAACTTGCCGTTGTTGCGTCGTACTGTCTTTGCAATTGCCGTTGAGCCAATCTTTGCCACTGTTCTATCAACAACGCTTGTGAATTCATCGATGACTGCAAGTTGCTGTTTTTCTGCAAGTGCGCGTGCGATTGTTGCTCTAAATTGCTCACCATTTGACAGCACATGAAAAGGTCTGAGCCATGAGGGTGGTGAACTAAACCCTACTGATGACAGCAAAAGCGTAATATCTTTTACGCCCATGCTATCGGGGAAACTGTCAATCAGTGCTTTTTTCTCATCCCAATCAAAGCCATGCACGTATGCGTCACCAAACAATTCGCGTGCAATCGTTGATTTACCGCACCCTGATGGGCCAACTATTAAACCTATGTTCCAATCACGCTCATGTAATGGCAATGTGACGTTCCATGACAGTGCTGATTGCTCTGCGGGTGCTACGTCAAACATCCCTTCAAGTTGTAATACTCGACCAGACCTGATGATGTCTGATTGACGTTTAATGTCGGCTTTTAACGCAGTAGTGATTTGCATTTGATGCCTTTGGCTGTTAGTTCTTCCAAAATCTTGCGTTGTTCATGTTCATCAAAACATTCAACAAGAATTTCAAACGTTTCGCCAAAGTCAGGCGTTTCGTTGTCAACTTCCTTTTCTTCGCCAAGATAGTTGTTTAATTCTGCGTCTGTAAAGCCTAGCAAAGTCATATCGAATTCTTGCAAGTCAAGTTCGCGTAATTCTTCACCAAGCACAAACTCATCCCAACCCGCGTTAAGTGCAAGTTTGTTGTCTGCAATGATGTATGCGCGACGTTGCGCGTCAGTCAAGTCGCCCAACTTAATGGTCGGCACTGTTTCCATGCCCAAAACTTGAGCCGCTTTGATGCGACCATGACCCGCGACAATGCCGTTTTTGTCGTCAATCAGTATTGGATTTGTGAACCCAAACTCTTTTAAACTTGCAACAAGTTGTTCAATCTGACTGTCGCTGTGAGTGCGAGAGTTTTTTGCGTATGCTGTGAGTTCGTTTATTTTCTTGTATTTGATTTCTAGTTGTGTCATATCTTGTCGTGTCGTTTTAACTCAAGAACTTTAATTTGTACACAGTGTGATTTAACAGCGTTGCAATGCTATCAATCTCGTTTTGAATCTCACTGTCTTGCGGCATTTTGAGCCTCTCAGAACGCACGTAATCGCGTAGATTCTTCATGAATATCAATGGCACAGAGTCAGTGTTACCAAACGCGCTTGGATAGGGTTGGATAATTTCCTCATACGCGCCTTGTATGCTTTCAGTCAGTGAATCAACCAAGTCAACGATTTCATCGTAATACGTGCTTAATGCTACGTGCGCGGCATAAGAACCAGTGCCTGTGACTTGAAAATGTTGAAAGTGCGTAAGAGTTGCAGAGTGCAACAATGTACCGATGAATTGAGAAACGATTACTCTGTCCATAACTGATTCCTTAAAGCCTGATGCGTGAGCCGCTTGACCGACTTGAATTGCCTTTTGCTTACTGGCAAACGGGCCTTTACTGCCCCAATACCATCCGTCTGATTTTTTGCTAATTGGCATACATTACCCCTGTTTTTGGTATTGTCTCCGTTTGCATGACTTGATGCAACCGCAGTTTGGTTCCACTTTCCATTGTGGCACATCGCCCCATTTACGCAGTGACAATGACAATAATTCGCGCATCATTTTGCAGGGTTCCTCAAGCAATAAACGTTGTCTGCACCCGTAACAAGTAAACGAGTAACCGCCATGATGTTGCTTTGTTTCTGCATAAGCGCAATCCCGACATACTTCGCCAACTTGTACTGAGGTCATACGATAGTTTCAGGCTTTGGCAATTTCTGCAAATGAAACGTGTATAGCCAAACTGTTTTGCGACCGCGTGATTGCTCGTTTTTAATAGGCTCACGCGTCATATATCGCTGACGCATAAAGTAGCAAAGCCCCATTGAAATCTGACTTGGTTTAAGTTCGGGCAATGCGTGCCGAATGTCTGTCAGTGTTAGCGGTCCGTCTGCTGATTTAAAAACGTCTCGTATTTTTGTAGCCGCGTTTGCCATAAAAAAACCCTCATGTATTAGATGAGGGCTATTATGGCATTTGTGTAATATCTGTCAACGTATAAACACGCACGTTTCTTGATGTGTGATGCCTTTTGAGTCAACGTATGTTTCACCACATCCGACTGCCCATTCGATAATCAACAATGCGCCAACAATGCCAATAATGATTGCTATGAGTGAATCTTTCATTGTCATACTCTTTAATTAAAAGAAAAATGCAAACGTTCTTTTTGTTGTTCTTGCCAAACTGATTCTGCGGCATCGCAATCGGCAACATAATCATCCCATTGTGCTTTTTCTTCTTTAGTCAAATAAGTTAACCAAATTTGATAACCTTTTTCCATTTCATCAAAAGAAAAAGTTTCAAAACATTCACCCTCATCGTTAACGATGCAAAAATTGCCAAAGTAACTATTGGGTTGGGGTCTTTCAACATAGTTAAAACTAAAAGATGGTGTGTTCATGATTATTTCCTTTTGAATGATTAAGAGTGGGGGCTTTCGCCCCCTTGGGTTTAAAGAATCCCGTAAATCGGTGTAAGTTCTTCAACTTTTGCCGTATCTTTTAAATACTGTGGCAATTTGTCGTAAGCAATCTTTGCTGACTCGGGAGTTTTAAAATCAGTTTTGTATTTGAGTTCTGATTTTAATTCAGACTGCAATTTACGCAGTGTGGGTCGATATTCTTCTTTTGACAAATTCTGTTTCAAAGTCCAACTGTCAATTTGAATAGACCAATACGTTGTTCCTGTTTGCATGATTATTTCCTTTTTGAATGTTTAAAGAACGTACAACATTTTTGATGTTGTAGAACTATTATAGTTGATTCCCGTCTTTTTTTGTAATATATCCATGCAAATTTTGCATATCCACGGAAAAACAACGCTTTTTTGCAATAAGAGGCTCTGTTAATGCTTCAGAACAAAGACCAAACATTTTGGTCGTTGAGCAAATTGTTTGACTGCTAGGGTCAAAACTGGTAACGCGGGTGCGTAGTGGGGATACAAAAAAAGGGAGACACTTTTCAGCATCTCCCTCGAACCAACGAGTGCAATGGCAACCACACTCGATGTCATTCTGCCTTATTTAAAAAGGGATGTCATCCTCAACGTCAAACGCTTCAGGCACAGGCGGTTTTTGCATTAACTTAGGCTTGCTTTCGCCCTCAGTCTTTGCTGACAACATTTCCATTTTCTCGCCAATGATTTTTGTCGTGTATCTATCCACGCCATCTTTGCTGTACTTTTCAGTTTTCAGTTTGCCCTCGATATAGACTTTTGAACCTTTCACCAAGTATTCGCCTGCAATTTCTGCAAGTCGCCCAAACAGTGCAATGTTGACCCATTCAGTGACTTCTTTGAGTTCGCCTGATTTGTCTTTGTACTTTTCGCTGATAGCGATTGAGAAATTACACACTGCTTTGCCGTCGGGCATAAAGCGCATTTCGGGTTCTTTGCCCAAGTTGCCAATGCCGATGAATTTATTGACTGCCATGATTTATCCTACAAGTTTGATGATTAATTGATTGACTTCGCTGAGAAATTGAATTGTCTCTGCTTCCATCTCTTTGATAAGACTTTCGTCTCGTTCTGTCCGCACAATCAGCAATTGATTGCGTTTAGGCAGTCGTGGGTCATAGGACACAAAGTCGCACCACTGGCGACCCGTGACCCATAGTTGACATTGAATCTGTTTGTAATAGTCAGGCGGTATTCTGTTTTCAAACAAATAGCCGAGGTGTGTCGTTGTATTTGGGCATTTGACTTCGATGAGTCCCTCGTCGCCAACAAGCCTGTCAGGTGACACACCAAGCCATGAAATTGTTGGGTGCAACCAAAACCCTGTGCGTTCAACAAAAACGTTCCTAGACGCTTCGTATTCGATGCACGCAAATTGCTCTTGCTCGATGCCCCATTCCATAGCCGCATTTGTAAATGATTCGCCTGATGTTTGAGTCAGACGTTCAGCAACAAGTTTGACTTTGTATTTGTAACGACCGACTGCTTCAGCACTGCCTTTGCCTTTTGACATAACGTCTGCCATGTTGCTTGCAGTAACGTGACCAAGACGCGCTTGTTTCCACTCGTCTGAACCTTGCTCAATGTTGATAAATGGTCCGTTCATGTTAAGTACCTCACCCACGCGTAAATGACGTATGACCAATAAACAGACAAAAACATAACAATGATTGTGTAAACTATTTTGGTACTCATAATTTTTTCAATCTATCACGTTCAGACTCGTTGTCCATCACGAATTTAATTGCTTCGCCTATGACAATCCAATTAATGCCGATGTTTGCGTCAAAATACTTTGCAATGACATCCATTATTTGTACTGCCTGCCCGTAAGACAGTTCATAGTCATTGTTTGCGGCTTCTTGCAAAATGTCCTCGATGTGCCAATCATCACGCAATATAAACATTCCGTTTTCTTGTACAACTTTAGTCATTTGTAATCTCCGTCAATTGTTGCTTGCGAATGTCTTTTGCTTTTTCAAGTTCAGCCAAGACGCTTTGATTGTTCTTTGTCGATTTGACAGTTGCGATGTAAATCTCGCGTAATTGCTCAAGCGATGCAGAACACATGATTGCGTCAATCATTGCGTCTGTGTCAATTTCTTCCTCGACAATCTCAACAGACGGGATGTCTTCACCCGCGTACACATATAGCCCAATTCCAAATGTTGCAATGCACTTTGCTAGACAACGCATCATTGCGTCTGAAATCTTGCGCGAGTCAGGGTTTTTGACTGCGTTATTCTTGTTGTCCATCACTGGCAAGTGCATATACATTTCTTTGCCCATTGCAGTGACAGTACAAGACACCATGACAGTTTCACCGAAATATGTCGGCTCATGAAACCCCCAATGCGCTGTCGGGTCTTCCTGTAATAGATAGTCAACTGCCCATGCCCATGATAGATATGACAGATTGCCTTTTTTCTCAATGTGCTGATTGACATTGATTGTGCGTAACTCATTGAATGTTTTAGTCATCATGATTCCTTAAAGTTTTTTATACAGTTTTGCTTTTGCCATAACTTTGGCTTGCTCATTGCAATGCTCATAAATAGCACGCCAAATTACTTTGCCGATTTGTTCATAGCCGCTTTCACCCAAAGCGATTGCCGCCTTGAGGTCGTTTTCGTTCATATTGCACTCGCAAAAGGCATTCATAAACACATCGTAATCGTGGGGGTTGCACTCGTTCTCAAGCAACTTTTCATGTGCGTCTTGGAACTCGTAATAGTAGTCTGATGCGTCGATGTCGTTAGCATCTAGCCACTTGTCATAATCTCTGCCAAAATCTCTCATACTTACTCCCTTTTTTGAACACAGCACAATGTCGTGCTAAAAGTATTATAAACACAAACAACAATGTATGACAAGCGATTTATTAAATTTAACCATTCCGTTCCCGCCCAGCGTCAATACTTATTGGGGGTTTAAGGGTTCGCGTCGGTTCTTGACCTCCCGAGCAAAATCGTTCAAAAGCATTGTAAACAGTGAGTTTCTGCGTAGTGGTCACCAGGGCTTTGCAGAACAACGTCTGCAAATTACGATTGAACTTTACCCGCCCGACAAACGTATTAGAGACATTGACAATGTAGTTAAATCAACGCTTGACGCACTTTGTCAGAGTGGGGTTTTTACTGATGACGGGCAAATCGATGTCTTGCACGTAGAACGTAAAAATGTCATCAAATGGGGCGCGGCAAAAATAAATTTGCAATGTCTTGCACCATAATACATTTGCGTTTATAGTTGTTTGAAACACGGCTAGATACGAAGTCATGAGCGTATCGAAAAGGGTTCCCACTTTTTCCCCTGCCGCGGTTTCTTTTTTTAAGTGGCTTTTTAAAGTGGAAAAATCATGCAATTAAAACCTAAGAATTGGTCCGTCTTTCAGCACTACAAAGACAGATGTCCCCCGTGGATAAAACTCCATCGAGATTTATTAAACGACCGCACTTTTATGCGCTTGCCACTTGCTAGCAAAGCGATAGCACCATTGATGTGGTTGCTTGCAAGTGAGTCAAAAGATGGTGTGTTTGATGGGTCAATCGATGAACTTGTGTTTCGACTACACATCACTGACAAAGAATATCAACAAGGTGTTAAACCATTGATTGATAACGGATTTTTTCTTGTCGCTAGTGGAGTGCTAGCAGACTGCACGCAAGTTGCTATCCCAGAGACAGAGACAGAGAGAGAGACAGAGACAAAAAAGAACAAGCGCGGCAGTCGCCTTGCTCAAGATTGGGTTTTAACAAAATCATTGGGTGAATGGGCGCAAACAGAACGACCCGATTTAAACATTCGACAAGTCGCTGAACAATTCAAAGATTACTGGATTGCTCAAGCGGGTCAAAAGGGCGTGAAACTCGATTGGGCGGCAACGTGGCGCAATTGGGTACGCAACAGCAAGACTGCAAAACCGAATCTTTACGATGTTGCAAGAGTCACAGTGCCGATGAGCAATGAGCCTGACCCTGCGCTTGAAAAGATAAAAGCAGACGAAAAGACGACAAGACCCCCAACCCAAGCCGAGCGTGAAATGCTGGCATCTTTAAAAAGGAAATCATGATGAGTAAAACATTGAAACTTGCATACTGCGATTACATCGCAAATCTAATACATCAAACATTAATGAATCGAGACACTGAGCATTTGATTGACCAAGTGAGTGGTTTCCAATTTGACTTAGGCCCATACGGAGAATTTTGTTCAACAACAAAAACAATTGACGTACTCGATATGTTTGGCAAACAGTATCGCGTCACTGTTCAGGAGTTGTAATCATGCACGAACAAGACATCAGCCCATTTAAGGCACTTGATTTTATACGCGACAACGCATCTGAATACGCACAGGCAAAGGCAAACGTCGTGTACATGACTGAGTATCGCAAGACAGTTAAAGCCACGCTCATGGCTTCATCTAGTGAACGCACTGAGTCAGCAAAAGAAACATACGCGTACTCGCACCCTGAGTACAAAGCGCATTTAATTGCACTTGAACAGTCAATTCTTAAATGTGAAAAATTGCGTTGGTTAATGGTGGGTGCAGAAGCCAAAATTGAAGTTTGGAAAAGTCTTGAAGCAACAGCACGCGCAGAAGGGAGAGCAACGTCATGAACAGAGAAGACATCATTCACTTGGCAATAGAACACACCATCCATGGTTTGAAATTTGATGAGGATGGTCTTGTACGCTTTGCCGCCCTTGTCGCTTCTGCCGAGCGTGAGGCGTGTGCAAAGGTTTGTGAGGAACAGATGCAAGGCAAATCAATTTGGGTAGAAGGCGCAAGAGCGTGTTCACTAACTATTCGAGCAAGGGGACAAGCATGAACATTTTTGTTTATACAAAAAAAGGTTGTACAAACTGCGTCGCGGCAAAGCAATTACTCAAGTCTAAAAATCTGTCATACATCGAGCAAAGCATGGATGACGCAGAAGTGCGTCGAGCATTTGAGTTTGCGTATCCAAACGTGCGCGGTTTGCCTCAGATTTTTATTGATGACCAACGCGTCGGGGGCTTGCTTGGATTGCAAAACGCATTAAAGCAATTGAATGTATGAGAAAACAAACTAAACGCAAATTTTGGAAACTCATCGACCCGATACGTCATGCCATCTTGGGCGCGGGTATTACACAAAATCATTTGCTCGACAAACTGCGATTGACTGAACTTGCGTCTCTTGATGCTATGACAAGGGGCTTGGGCACTCTGCAAGATTGGCAAGAATTGACAGATATGATGAACATTTCTGAAGTCATGGCACTTGATGGTGTTGGACCCGAGGTGCTACCCCACTGCCAACAGGCTCAGAACGCACTAGAACAAGCGGCATTGCGTTATCAAAGCACGATGCGTATGGGACTATCAGGAACAGGAATAAACGCTCTGAGAGACGTTTTTGAGTATCACGATTTACAACGTCGAAGCATCTCGCGCAGTGAGTATGAGAAATATATTATAAAAACACGACAACGAATTATGAGTCGCGCAAAAGAGGTTGTCGTTTTATGAGAGTCTATTTGTCTAAAAGCGAGATTGCAATTTGTAATTACGTGGGCAAATATCGACATTTTATTACAAGCAAACAAGGCACTGAACGCAAACAAGACGCATCGCAAGACAGTGAGCAAATGTCAATCACTGGTGTTCTAACTGAATACTCAGTTGCAAAGATGCTGAACTTGTTTTTTGATATGAATTGCGACTTCAGAAAATTCGGTGCAGATTTAGAGTCGCCCGAACTTGGGTTGATAGATGTCAAATGCGTCACTAAACACGGGGGTAATCTCAGTGCCGTTCTTTGGTCTTCTTCAAAGCCATGCGACGCTTTTGTCTTGACTGAAATTCATCATGCTCACGTTTTGATTGTCGGATGGATTGAAAGTCAGACTTTGTTACAAGACAAGTTTCTTCACGACGTTGGGAACGGGTCTTATTATTCGATGCCACAATCATATTTAAAGAAATTTGATGAACAAAGATACGCGCAAAATTTATGAACAAGTTGCATCCATGGGGTGCATTTTGTGCCATTACTTGGGTCTAGGTCAAACACCTTGTGAGATTCATCACATACGCAGATACGGGGGCAAACGCGACAACGCACCCGTCATCGGGTTATGCACTGAGCATCATCGCGGCAATACTGGCGTGCATGGTCTCGGTCACAAAGGTTTTGAAAAGCATTACGGCATCAGCGAACACGAATTGCTTTACTTAAGTGACACAACATTTAGACGAACAGTCTAGTGCCTTGTTTGTCAATAATCAGTGCTTGCTTGCGTGGCACACCGCCTGCCGTGTTTGTAATACTTACGTGAGTCCATCTATCAAACTCACGAATCACTTGGTCATACTGCAAGTCTGACGCGATGATTGCACGCACCACTGCGTCAGGTGTCATGCTAGGCACGCGCAAATCAGCCGCGCACCCTAGACGATGTTGTGATGTGTCTTTACTGCCTACCGCGTCGTTAACCGCTTTACTGCGGAATGCACTGTTAACCATAATCGGTTTACCGCCAAGAACAGTTTTGACTGTTTCAAGGAACTCAGCCAATCTTTGAATGTTTGCAAGTTCAGTTTCATTTGGAATGTTCTCCAGTTCGCGGTGGTCAGTATGCGTCAGTTCTTCAAGCGTAAAGTGTTCTGTCATTTCTTAACCCTGTCTGCGATTTTTTCCATAGTACGACCGCCAAAGTAAAAACTCATAACAAGCATACCCCATTGACCTAATAATTCAACGTATGCACCGCGAGTTTCGTATTCAAAGATTGATGCGATTGCAAAGCCTGAGTACGATACCAAGAGAAATATCAGCGTCATAGGTCTAATGTTCTTTGACAACCATGAGTCGCTAGACATATCCGCTTCTGCGCGTCGAGTCACATTTTCTTGCTCGATTTCAAACAGTTTTGTTTCATTGGCAAGTTTTGCTAACTCACCATCTTGCGCCATCTTTGTTAGTTCAAACTGCGCTTTCGCTTTCGCCTCGGGGTCGGGTATCAACTTGTCTATGAGTTTCGTTCCGATATTCAAAATCGCATCTAATCCCATCATTTTTACTCTCCTTTGGTTTGTCAGTTTCGTCTTGATTTAATTTTATGCCACTTAAAAAGCCAATCATGCCGCCAATCAATGTGGAAAACGCTGGAGAAATCATCTTAAAAATTTCTGCATTGTCCACTTCCTTGGCCCATAAACCCAACATAAAAGCAACGACCATTGCCATGACAGAAAAACACAACGTCAACGTGACGCAGATTGTGACTGTGTAAACCAGTTTGTCTTTAGTGTTTTGCATAAAACTTTTTGTCATACAAAGATTTGAAAACGTCTGCGATTTGCAAACATCTCTAGTTCAATCGTGTTTTGTCTGCCTCGTTTATTGTACAAATCAACATCAATCTCGTGGTTTGTCAGTGAAACCTTGTGCGCCTTTAACGCTTGTCTGTATTCCTCTTGTACTTTTTCAACCGCTTGTTCAAACGCAAGTGTCGTAATATTGTTTCTTGTGGGCTGTACCATTGGATACCACTTGTCAAGAATAATCATTTTCTTTCTTTCACAACTAACAGTTCATACAACAATGTGATTTCTTGTCGTATCTCTACACTGTCAGAAGTGCCTGCCCATTGCGGCAGATTATTCCAAATGACTACCAGTTGTTCTTTGTTGCATTTATTGCCATGCAAGTGCAACCAACTTAGTAACTTTTGATGTCGTTCAGTTGGATTGTGCCATGTGTATGCCAATCCGTAAAAGTCTTGCACGTTGCACCCGACTTGCGCGGACACAACCAATGTCATTGTCATAAGGATGACCACAAGCCATTTCATGGTCACCCTTGTATTGCATTATTTTGTGAGAAAAGTAAAAACCATTCCCGCCATCATGACAAGCAATGCACCGCTTGCCTTAATCAAGATTTGCTCAAGCCGTTTCAATCTCGCATTGATTTGGTCGTAACGCAGGGCGCAAAGTGCCTCGTGACTGTTCAATCTCGCTTCCGTCTCGGTCATTTCCGTCATTCATAGCCTCACGATTCTTTAATAAAAGTGCATCCGTTGGCGCAAATTTTAAGGCTTCTTCGTTAAGTTGTCTTGCTTCTTCGTGTTTGCCAAGATTCCATGCCGCAATTGATGCGTACATATAAGGCTTTTCACCCCATGCGCTTGGGTCCATTGTGTACACAAGTTCTTT